CTTACGCTTCAAGATAAAAAACAAGGTGCTGGAGCGGCTGTACCAATAATTTTTGATAAAGATTTTACAGACGGAAAATTAAATAAAATATTATCAAAAACTCTTGGAAAAGTAACAGCAAAACCTGAATATACAACTGTTTTAGGAAAAGAAGCCCCAGCTAAATCTATGGCAACTTTTAGAAAATTAACTGCTGGTGCTATGGTGCGTTCTCTTAACTTACCTGATCTATCTGGACGCGCTCTCCGTGAATTTATTCTTGCACATGGTGTAGACGCAAAAGGTGAAGCTTACCTTAAACAAGTGCACGGACAGACGCACGGTACTATTTTCAATGCGTTTCAACATGTTTTGGCAAGTGAATCTGGTTTGGATGATCTTACAAAGTTAAATTCCCATTTAGGATTTGATCCTGTTACAGTATCCTCTGACGCTTTATCAGTAAAAGTTGATCCTTCTAAAACTAGAGTGGATATGCCTTCTGATAAACTTTCTACTGTAAAAGAAGTAGAATTAATTCCCGGTGTAACAACAAGAGTAGATGCTGATGCAAATTTAACTCCAGAACAGGTAGATGAAGCTGTATCTAGAGATATGTCAAGAGTAATAGCACAAAGACAAACAAAGATACCTCTGTTACAATATTTTAATTCTATACTTCCTACAGACCCTTCAGGAGAACCTTTATTTATTGACGAGGAATCAAAATTAAAATTTTTAGATTATTTTGATAACAAAGAACAATTAAATACATTTTTATCTGAAAATGTAACAGATACAGAGGGTTCCTCTACTTTCAAAAATAAAGGAAAATTTCCTGATAATTTTAACGTAATAGACTCACATAATTTATTTAAAAAAGCTGAATCTATACGTTCTAGGACAGTTCCTGTGTTAGACCTTACACCAGAAGGAATAGCTAAAAACGGTAATATTTTAGATCAACTTAAAAGTATAAGAACCTTTACTGTTCCTAAATCAACTATTATAGGTGGTCCTATTGGTCTAGGTATTGAACTGGCTATGGACCCAACGTCTGTAGCAAAAGCAGATTTGCCTTTACCAGAAGATTCTACTGCTACTCAATTTGCTGGTCAAAATATTGACAGAGATCTTTTTCAACAAGAAATTGAAAATCTTTCACAGACAGATGAAGATTTATATTTAACACAATTAGAAAATGTAGCTTCTCAACGACCTTTAACGAAACGTGAATCCTATGATGATTTTACACCTGATGAGATAGGCTTGTTAGAAGGAATACAAGCTAGATATCCAAAACCTCCTCAACAACAAAGAAGAGAAGAATTACGTATTGATCCTTTTACTTCTGAAGGAGAATTAAAACCTAAAGCATTTAGAGGCTACAAAACGAATGAACATGAGTATACTGAACTTGATCCTTCTTCTTTAGGAGATGAACGAAGAGAAAGTATTAAAGCTATCGAAGCTGCTGACTTAAAAAGTAGAGAATTAGACGATCAGATGTCCACTCTTATGGGTGAAATTTAACCTACACAGAAAAAAGGAATTACATTATGCCATACGGAAACAAACAGATGTACGGTAAAGACTACATTATGAAACAGATGTCCAAACAGGGCGAAGTTAATGATGCAAACGAAAGTGCGCTTTACCGTGAAAAGGCCGAGTTTGATATGAAAATCAAGCACGGTGTTCTTATTGAGGATTTTGCTACAAAAAGTGGTTCAAAGCACGTTGACTCCAAAGTTCTTGGCAGTCTTGCTGATAAATCTCCTCATAGCTAGAAATAGTACGAAAGTAATCTAAATATGGATGAATACGAAGAACATAGGCTGATTGGCTTAGTAAAATCAAGGTTTATGGATTCTGAGACAGGACGTAGACCTGATGAAGAACGCTGGCTTAAAGCTTATAAAAACTATCGTGGTATCTACGACTCTACAACACAATACCGTGACAATGAGCGTAGTAAAGTCTTTATAAAGATTACGAAGACAAAGGTACTTGCTGCTTACGGACAGATCGTAGACATTTTATTTTCACAAAACAAGTTTCCTATCTCTGTGGAATCTACGCCTGTTCCTGAAGGCATCGCTGAATTTGCTCATCTTTCACAACAACCACAACAACCAGAAGACCCTTACGGTTTTCCCGGCGACGGCAAAGAGCTTTTACCGGGAGCAACGGAAGCAACTCCTCTTGCTGGTCTAAGTGAGAAGTACGAAGGAGCTAGTTTAGTTGAAGGTGTAGCTAAATCTCCAGAACAACCGCAGATAACTCCATCAAGAGATTCTGCACGTTACATGGAGAAATGTATTCAAGATCAACTTCTGGACACAAATGCAGTGACAATTATGAGACACTCTTTATTTGAGTGTTCTTTGTTAGGTACTGGTGTTGTAAAAGGACCGTTCAATTACAGCAAGACTGTACACAATTGGGTCGCTCCAGAAGAAGGTAGTCCTGAAGGCGAGAAACAGTACGAACCTTACGAAAAGACTGTTCCTCGTTTAAGCTCTGTTAGCTGTTGGGACTTTTATCCTGATCCTTCTGCTACCTCTATTAATGATTGCGAATACGTTATCGAAAGACACAGATTTAACAGGGAGCAATTGCGTGACCTTCTTAATCGTCCTTTATTCGATGAAGATGCTATTAAAAGAGTTCTTGACGAAGGTCCAAACTATCAAGAACGCTATTTTGAAAGTACTTTGTACAATAACGAAAAGGATACTAATAATGAAAAGAATCGTTATGAAGTACTGGAATATTGGGGTATCATGGATGCAGAACTTGCGAAAGAAGCTGGTCTTGAGATACCGGAAGATTCGGGACGATCTGTCCAAGTAAACGTCTGGATTTGTGGTCAGGAAGTTCTTAGAATTGTATCTAATCCCTTTATTCCTAATAGGCTTCCATACTACTCATTTCCATTTGAACTCAACCCCTATCAGATTTTTGGTGTAGGTGTTGCAGAAAATATGGAAGATAGCCAGTTGCTGATGAATGGTCACGTAAGAATGGCTATTGACAATCTTGCTTTAGCTGGCAATCTGGTTTTTGACATTGATGAAACACAACTTGTACCGGGACAATCTTATGATGTATTTCCCGGTAAAGTTTTTAGAAGGCAATCTGGTGTAACAGGAACAGCCATTAACGGCATCAAGTTTCCTAATACTGCTGGAGAGAATATTCAGATGTATGACAAGGCAAGGCAACTTGCTGACGAACAAACTGGTATTCCTAGTATCATGCACGGGCAAACGGGTGTTACAGGTACAGGAAGAACTGCTGCTGGTTTAAGTATGCTTATGTCAAGTGCAGGATTAAGCATCAAAACTGTCATCAAGAATATTGATGATTTTCTTCTCAAGCCTCTTGGAGAATCTTACTTTCAATGGAACATGCAGTTTAATACCTTTATGCCTGAAGTACACGGTGATCTGGAGATTAAACCAAGAGGTACAAGCGCAGTAGTTCAAAAGGAAGTACGTAGTCAGCGTCTTACTACGCTTCTTCAAACAATATCTAATCCAATGCTTGCTCCTTTTATCAAGATTCCTAACCTTATAAAGGAACTTGCTATCAGTCAAGATATTGATCCTGATCTTCTTGTTAACGACGTAAATGACGCAGCTATTTTCGCAGATATTTTGAGAGGTATGAATGCACAACCAACAGGCCAAGAACCTTCTCCCGCTGGTCAGCAACCCCCAGCTATGGGAGCCGCTGGAGGAGTACCTCCGACAACTGGCCCAAATGATGCAGCGGCAACTGGTGGTGGCGGAATCGGAATTGGAGATGCGCCGGTTGCAGGGCAAGCTGGCTTTGCTGGAAACACTGGTGAACCTCAAGGTATCGGCTGAAGCAGATTCTAAATTGAAAGGTGATATGTAATTATGGCAGACCCTAGAGTATATCCTACGTATTACGATACGTACAGTAGAACAAAAAAGCCTTTTATGAAGAAGCAAGCTGCTGATACAATGAGTATTGGCCCTGATATGTCTGCTACTCCCGGTTATGTTGATCCAAATCTTCCTCTTTCTCAAAAGTATCTAAAAGGACCATTAGGACAACCATCGTTTGTTACTGCACCTACAAAAAAACAAAAAGATGCAATGTACGGGCGACCTTATGAAAGAGATGATACACCTCAAGGTTATTACTCAAAATTCGAACCAAAGAAAAAAGAACCAAGATATACCGATTCACTTTTTCCAACTTTACCAACTACTCCCGGTATTAATCCTTATTTTGATTACGAAAAATTAGATTGGGGAACAGTTCTTGATAGATTTGGTAAAGAGTTTCTAGATTCTGAAGAAGGAGGATCAGGATTTACATTAAAGACTCCAGAACAAGGTGCTAATTATAAAACTGTAAATTGGACTGATGCTGGATTTACACTTAATCCAGACATGGAATCTCCAGAAGAAGTAGAAGAAGTATACTTTAATCCTACTGAGAGAAGAGTTGTACGCGCACCACACAAAGGATTTGTAGCTCCTGAAGGTTGGATTTCCTTAAATAATATTAAGCCAATTTCTCCTGATGTTCCTGAAGACTTTGTTAGAGGCGACGAACCTTCCAGATATACTACAGAAAAGGTCCTTCATAGTTGGCTAGAAGATGAAGAATACGGGGATGGATATTGGAGAACGGTGAGGAAGTTTGGACACAAAGATGTACAACGCGAAAATCCAGAATGGACTACATGGTCACAAACACCTGATCCAGTTAGACAACAATACCAAGAAGATTTAGATGAATTTGAGGAAGCTACAAGAATATACGAAGAAAGACAAAAACAAATTGACGAGTTTAAAGACTATGAACCTGACTTTACTTTAAAATACGATCCTACACAAACAAGCCCAAAAGCAGCGGGTAATTTATTTGATCAAGCTGCGCGTTTGTTTGAGAACTTTAATGTACCCATGAGCATTGATCCTATTAGTGGTAAACTTATTATTAATAATAAAGTTATGAACAGCATACAAGATTTAAGAAGTGAACACAGAAAACTTGTAGGTCAAACAGGAGTAGGTACTTTTGATATACCTGTAGGAATGGACCCAGCATCTTTTTACAGAAATATGAAAATATTTAGTGGTACAGGAGCAACATATTATTATCCAAGACCTGAAATTCTTAATGTTAATGATGTATGGGGTATTGAGTTAGAAGACCCGACAGGAGCCGCTCCACCAATTGAAAGTATACTTAAGAAAGTAAAAGAACTTGACGAACAAATCGATGATGGTGGAGATGAAGGTGCTGGTGATGAAGCGGACGAAGCGGACGAAGCGGCTGATGTAGGAGAAGGAGATCCAGCGGATGAGGGTCATGGTCCTGATGACCAACTTGATCCCGACGAGTTTGGCGGGCTTGGCGAAGATGCACCGGGTGATGATGATAGTGGCGATAAAATTATTTGCACTGCAATGAACTCAATGTATGGGTTTGGTGGATTCCGAAATGCAATTTGGATAAAATACTCTCAAGATCACTTAAAACGTGAAGAGTATGAGCTTGGCTATCATAAATTAATAATGCCTCTTGTAAAACGAATGAGAAAAAATAAATTTATTCGTAATATTGTTGAATTTAATGCGAGACACAGAACTTTTAATCTAAGACGAGAAATTCGAGGACAAAAAACAACACTTTATTATAGAATTATACAGAAAAAAACTATGTTACCAATATTCTTTGCAATAGGTTGGTTAATTAAGAAAAATATATTAAAAAAAGTTACTTTAAAATAATAAAAGGAAGAAATAAAATGGCAATAATGGAAAGACCACAAATGGCACCAGAACCTGATCTGGAACCGGGAATGGTAAATGAAGCTGAAGGTGCTTTACCTAATGAAGGTGTAACATCTGTAGAAGATGATGTTTCTGCCACTGCCAAAGAAGGTGATTTTATTCTTCCTTACGAGACTATTCTCTTTGTTGGATTTGAAGAAATAAACAACATGATTCTTGAAGCTGCTGCCGCTGCTGAACAGGATGGCGTACAAGTTGCAGATATTGATCCACAAGATGAGGTTCCTATTCAAATCTCTAACTATGAATATCGTGTTCCACAAGAACTTATTCCGTATATAGGAATGGATATTCTCAATGCTTTACGTGAAAAAGGATTAGAGTTTAGACAGCAACTTGAAGCAGGAAGAGGCGAAGGATTTATGGAAAGGCCAAGTCCTACTCTAGGTGCTGAAATGCCTCCTATGCAGGATGAAATGCCTTCTATGCCTGAACAAGCACCAATGCCTGAAGCGCCTATGCCTCCTATGATGCAAGGCGGTGGATATGTGCCTACGCAAGGTGTTGGAACAACACACAATCCCGGTTTTAACAACCCTCTTCAACCACCTACAAAGTCTATGCAAAAAGAGACTTTGGATATGAGAGGTGGAGGGCTTGTAGCAAGAAAGAAATAAGACTGAGAAAGTCTTTAAATGGAGCGGCTACCCGATTTAACAACGGCCCCGCTGATTAACACTACTCCTCTGAACGGCTACCCGACTGAATGTCGGCCCCAGAGAAAAAGGAGATAAAAATGACTGATACGACACAAGAAGAAGAATTACTAGAGCCTACCCCATATGAAAATGCGTACAGGCGAACACTGAGCGAACCAGATGAGGATGAACTGGACCCTGCTGTAGAACAAGCAGCCACTCCTAGAAAGTCTGATGGTGTAGTTCAAAAAGAGGAACACGACTACAAAAAGCGTTATGACGATCTCAAGAAACACTACGACACCAAACTTAATGAATGGCGTCAAAATCGAGAGATCATGGAAGCAAAGCTTAAAATGTCTGATCAACCTGTTAATGTTGCTCAAGAGCTTCCAAAGACACGCGAAGAACTGGATAGTTTTAGAGATCAATATCCAGATGTTTACGATGTAGTCGAAACTATCTCTACTCTTAAAGCACAGGATAAAGTAAAGGAAGTTGAAGATCAACTAGAATATCTGAAAGAAAAAGAAGTAGAAGCTGAAAGAATTACTTCAGAGAAACAACTACTTTCTGTTCATCCAGATTTCAACGAACTTAAAACTGACGAAAACTTTATCAACTGGCTTGAAGATCAACCTGAAAATATATCTGATGGTGTGTATCACAACAGTTCAGATGTAAAATGGGCCGCCAGAGTAATTGATCTTTACAAAAGCGATATCGGTCAATCAAGGTCTAAGCGTTCTAATTCTAAACAGACTAATGCACAAGCTGCACAGGCTGTTACAAGAACCAGCAAAGGTTTAGAGCCTTTAGGTTCTGATAAGAAGGTTTGGACTATTGAAGAAATCTCCCGCCTCAAACCGTGGGAATATGAAAAACTAGAGAAAGAGATTGACGCTGCTGTCCGTGATGGGCGTGTCGTTGACTCTATTTAACCTTTAACCAAAATCAAGGAGAAGCAAAATGGCTTTTACTCGCGCTGGTGGGTATCAGAATTTACCGTCAGGTAATTTTGTACCTACAATTTACAGCCAAAAAGTTCTCAAGTTTTTCCGACGCGCATCGGTAGCTGAAGCAATCACCAATACCGACTATGCTGGTGAAATTGAGAATTTTGGCGATACCGTGAACATCATTAAAGAACCGGCTATCACAGTTCGTTCTTATGCAAGAGGTTCGACGGTAAATACAGAAGAATTGTCTGATGACCAGATTCAACTGGTTGTTGATCAGGGCAACTACTTTGCCTTTAAGGTCGATGACATTGAAGAGCGTCACAGTCATCTTAACTTTGAATCGCTTTCAACTTCTTCGGGTGCTTACTCGTTGAAGAAGGCATTCGATTATAACGTCCTTAAGAATGTTTACGACAATGCCGCTGCTTCAAGCGGTACTCTTGCAACTCAGACTACTTCTGCCAATACTGGTGATGAAGTTGCTAATCTGGTTGCACAGGCTGCTCGTAATCTTGACGAAAATGATGTTCCTGAAGAAAATCGTTGGCTTGTGGCAGCGCCACAGTTCTACGAAGTTCTTAGAGGAGCTTCGTCTAAAGTTATGGACATGTCGGTCACGGGTGGCGGTTCTTCGCCTCTTTTGAACGGCAAAGTAACTGCCCAACAGTTGCACGGCTTTGACCTGTATCAGTCCAACGCTATTTCCGTTGGTTCTGTAGGTACTGCTGCTACGCATACTTTTGGGTCTTCCGCAACTTCCGGTCATACTCTTATTCTGTATGGGCATAAAAGTGCTGTTGTTACGGCTTCGCACATTGCCAAGACAGAAGTGATTCGTGATCCTGACAGCTTTGCTGACATTGTTAGAGGTCTTCACGTTTTCGGACGTAAAGTTCTCAAAGGCAGTGGCACTGGCTTCAAGGGCGCGTTCAAGGGTCTGATGGACCTAGATAGTTAAAGGGAGGAGTACTAGAAAATGGCTACTTATACTATTACAGGTGGTGGCAGCACTGGTATTACCTCAAATGCCGTTGATGTCAAACTACTTAGCGTAGTTGTAGATTTTAGCTCTACAACTAACGTTGCGAACGATGTGTTTGAGTGCATCGAACTTCCTATTAACACCTACGTTGTTACAGCGGGTCTTGAAGTTATGACTGCTGATTCCGCTGGTAACAGTGGCACAGTCTCTCTTGGAGATGGTGATGATGTGGATCGTTACGTTACCGCTCAGACTATCGCTAATACTAACCTTGTTCCAATTCGCGCACAGGCTGGTGCAGGATCACAAGGCACTACTTCTATCGGTTACGGTGTTTATACCGCTGCTGATACAGTTGATGTTGTTGTTGCTACGGGAGCTATTAACGCGGTTGTACGTGTTTGGGCTATCGTCGCAAGCTACGACGGTCTAGGCAGTAACGAATCTCAGAAGGTTACGTTCGCCTAAATCATATGTTGTTGTGGGGGAGATTAATTTCTCCCTCACACTTCATACCTTTTTAATTTTTAAATAACATGGATGAAAAATGGCTACATTTCTAGCACTGACGAATAGAATACTCAATGAGTTAAATGAGCCTGAACTCACTTCAGGTACTTTTACAAGTTCTAGAGGTATTCAGACTATCGCTAAGAATATAGTAAATAAAAGTATTCACGATATCTATAATTCTGAGATAGAGTGGCCTTTTATTCATAGCGATCAAACTGATTCGCTAACAGCAGGAACACAAGAATACAGCGTTCCTTCTGATTCTAGAAAAATTAAAGCGGGTACGTTTATTCTTATTCCTTCTAATCTTATTACAAATGGTACCTTTGATTCTAATATTAATTCTTGGTCTACAACTTCTGGAACACCAGCACATTCATCTGGTGTCTTGAGACTTAACTCCGCTGGTGCGGAACAGTCATTTAGTACTGTTGTCAATAAACAGTATGTTCTAAGATGCCGTACATTTGGAGGTGATCTTACTTTAAATATAGGTACTGGTTCTGGTGGAACTCAAATAAGTACGCAAACATTAAGTGTTGACAACTTAGGTGATGGGCAGTATCATACAGTTAAATTCGCTGCTACAACAACTACAACATATGTTGGATTTGTTAACTCAGCCTCTGCTAATTACGATGTAGATAATGTAGAAGTATCAGAAGATATTTCTCCAAGAAAATTAAGTTTTCTGTCGTATGAAGAATGGTACGATAAGTTTTCATCAAGAGATTTAAATCCTACCAATAAAGATC